GTCCGTATCAACAGTCATGCCAGGGATTGGATCACCAGGTGCTCTACCTCAACCAATCGCCTGTTCAATCATGGACAAACTGCTACTGGAACCGTTTCCCTTACCTGCTTGACTGTCGTCTGCCTTAAGTCCGTTGACGTCTTCACGTAGGCTCTGAACGTCCAGTTCCTTTAGCTTTGCGTCAACACCACCCATGACCATTGTGTTCTGCGCAGCCAATGCGTCGTTTAGTTCCTGTGCAGTCACACCTTCTGCCTTTTCGACTGCATCAAACTTAGCAGTTAGCTTTTCCTGTAAAGCCTTATCGTACTCATCAAGTGCAGTCTTGATACGCCCGTCAATATAAGCATCCCACACTAATTCTCTAAAAGGTGACTTGTACACTCCGTCTAATAGTTCTAAGCGCGTGCTACGCATAAAAACAAATAGCCAAACCCCTTGGCCTATCGGCCTTAATGCTCTATGTTTGATTTGTTGCAACACTAGGAGGCCGGAAAATGGCTACGAAAAAGACAGACGCTACGGACGGAGAGAATACAACGGCAGAATGGGACGCTTATATTGACGGGCGCATCAAGACTGCACTCGATGAGTACGACAAGGCTTTGCAGGAAAAGCTAACTGCTAAGTTCGATGCTGTCGAAAAGGCGGAAGGTGTGACTGCGCAAGACCTGAACGACGCTCTTGCTACGCAGAACAAGACGGTCATGGACGGCGTGGACGCCAAGATCAAGGAACTTGACGTTCAGGGTCTACGCGAAGACGTACAGGGCTTGAAGACAGATGACAGCCAAGCCGGAAAGGGTAATGGCGCGTCGAGCAGACTGTCCATGATCGAACAGGCCCCCTGCTGGGGTAGCGCTCCAGGCGATCCAATCCCCGGCCTGACCGTCGATACCGGCGAAAGCGAAGAGGGGCTTGACCTCAAGCCAGAGAAACGCTAATCGTCTAAGTGCCTTCGGGCGCGGGGAGTGGTGCGGGTTCTAAAGGCCTTTGAGGAACAGCAACACTTCCCGCTAGATTTTCAGGAGGTATCGACATGGCGGGAACCAACACAGAGCGCAAGCAGGTTCTACGGGCTGGCGATAAGATCGACCAGTTTGTATCCATGACGTCCAAGCCAACGCCAAAGATTGCGGACGGCTCGCTTCACGGGCTTATCCAGAATTTGACATATCGGGGTCTGAACTACATTCCTCCGGTTTGATCTGTCCGATACATTGCCAAATCAGTTACCAGGGTCTAGATTCTTCGGAGCTTAGGCCCTTTTCGATTTGGAGATACACCGATGGCCGCACCGGATTATCCCGTACGAGACGCAGACGGAAATATCATAATCGCCGCAAAGCCTATGTCCGAGTACGACATAGCGACAATTGCAAGCCAAGTAGCGACGAACTTGCTTACGAGCGAAATACCAAAGCCCGAAAGCAAGACGCCAAGCCCCGGTACAATGCCAAAGGCTGCAAGGCCAGATCACGTACACGAACGGTTATCGTCCTCGACGGGACCGCACGCACTCGCTGCAAACGGCGAAGCGACGGTAGTGTTTACCAAAACATTTGACGTAATGCCTGTACCGCTGTTTGGGTACGAAGAGGCTACGGACGGAAAGCCGGTTATCATCAAAGTTAAAAGCTGGACGATGACAAACGGTAAGTACACGGGCTGCGTCATCAAAGGGTACAGACTTCAAACCCTCCCGAGTTCCCTTATCGTCCTTGGCGCGCTTATCAATTTTGATGTTGCGGCGGGATCGACATTGGGCGTAAATGCCTTTATGACCGCTATTCAGAATTCTCAATAAGGGCTTAGGCTATGGCCGATTACCCCGTTCGTGATGGAAACGGAAATATCATAATCGCGGCGGCTGACGGGCCAAACGATACGTATCCTATTCGTGATAAGGACGGAAAGATAATTCTTGCTGCGGAGTACGCAGACGCAGGTAAAGCACAGTATCCGGTAAAAGACGGAAACGGCAATATCATAATCTCCCTAGCACAGGGCGGTGGGGTGGCTCCAGTCGTTCCTGCCGTCATTTCCATCACCTCTGGCGGCGGCTACGCGGGGTCCACCTACCACTCCGACAAAACGGGCGGGCAGTGGTATGCAGACGGTGTGGCGATCATCGGGCAGACCGCTCAAAACTGGACCATGACGTTCGCCTATGAGGGCGCAGCGATCACCTATCGCATTGGCTCCGCAGATAGCAACGTCATTGAAATGTACACTTATGCGGATGCCGGTATATCCCCAGCCGCGATCATGGACGGCAGGCAGGGCCTGACGGTAGCTGCGACCGCCGTTAGCGCTTGGGCGTCACGAGTAGGCGGGCTATCGGCCACACAAGCTACCGGTTCATCTCAGCCGACGTATCAGGCCACTGGGTTCAATGGGGCAGCTCCTCAGCTGGACTTCGATGGTGGTGACAATCTGGACGGTCTGGCTATCAGTTCTCAACCGACTGTTCGCACCGTGATTATTGCATTTGTCGCGGACAAGGTGTCGGGCGGGAACTCATTCCTGATCGCATCGGGCGGGGTCGGCTGCATGCAGTTCGGACCCGCCGATGGGGACCTACGATTAGCAGGGTTCGGCGGCGGAGGCGGGGTGAAGGCCCGTACGAGCGGTTATAGTTTTCTCACCGGAACCCCGTACATCGTGTCCCTTCGCTGGACCGCAGATGGCCCAGTGTCTTGGCGTATCAACGGAGCGACATACTCGTCGGGCACCGCAGCCAATGGTGGCTTCTTCTCGGGCGGAACAACGAGCATTGGTGGGTCGCTGGACGCCTATGATGGCAAAATAGCCGCCATTCATATTCATGAAGGCTACTTAAGTGACGCTGACGTCGCGAAAAGCGAGGGCATGATTGCATGGTCTCTGCTTTCTGCGAGCCTCATGGATGCAAGCTTCTCCTATAAATCCGCTCCGCCGAGGATCCAGTAAATGCGCTATCTCGTCTTCGATACACATGCCGCTGCGCAGGCTGCGGTTGATCTGATCGACAGCCGGGGCCGTCAGGTCTACGCCTCCGCAGGCTATACGATCGATGCTTCCGGTGATATCGTCGGAAAGCGCGATGGGGTCGATGACCCTGCCGGTGTCACGTCCACATGGGGTATTCCCCGCCAGCGTCTAGATGGCAAGTGGGTGGTCGTCCACATCGAGAACCACCCAATGGCAGATTACGAGGTGTCTCCTGGCGTGGTCGTCAAGGACTTTGCCCTGGCGGGGATCACCGCGCCAGCCGAAGAGCACAGCGATAGCTGGTGGCCGTCCCAAACGCCTTACGCCTGACCCACCGCCCTAACCTAATATGCGGGGTCTAGCCTAAAAGCTGGCGCATGATTTCCTCATCGTCCGTAAGTTCGTCAAAGACAACTTGCGAAACGACGTTCCCGATTAGACCTTGAGACGGTACGGACGCAAAATCCTCCGGCCCAAGGTCAACCACTTTCCCGGTGGCCGCACGGCGACGGGCAGCGTCAAGCGCATCGGTAATTGCCTTATCCGCCGTTATCTCGTGCTTGATTTCGACATGAGCGCCGAACCGCTTACGGTCACGCTTATCCAACACCCATTTGATGTTATCCGATACGACTTTCGCCATTTGCGGGTTTGTTTCCGCGTACGGATTGTCCGAACCGTCCGGCTTGCGCAGAACGTTAATCGTCAAAAGGCCATCGGCAAGCGCGTCGTAACCGCGACGTTCAGCCTCGATACGTAGACGCTGCAAACTCGTATCGTTATCCGTAGCTTTCTCGAAAGCGTGTATCGAAATGCCCGCTTCGTCACAAGCGAACGTCTGCGTCCGTCCTTGACTTATAAGCTCAAGTGCGCGTAGAACTTTTGGGTATTGGTCATAAACTATGATCGACATGCGGTTTCCTCGCTTTGTCCCGAATATAAGGTAATATCCGTACGTGAGCAACGGTCTATTCAGCATTGCGAGAGAGGTTGAACTAGCCGAACTGATCGCCGGGTATTTTGACGATCCCCTTGGTTTCGTCATGGCGGCGTACCCTTGGGGCATGAAAACGTTACCGGACGGTTCCGACAATCCTTTGAGTGAAAAGGACGGACCGGAACAGTGGCAGCGTGAATATCTAATCGAACTAGGCGAACATATAAAAGATAACAATCTGCTTACGTCTATGGGACTGGAGCAAAAGGTATGGCGTTCCGCAACGGCTTCGGGGCACGGGGTTGGCAAGTCTGCGCTAGTTGCTTGGCTAGTACAGTTCTTTATGTCTACACGGCGCGATACGCGTGGTGTTGTGACGGCAAGTACGCAATTCCAGCTAGAGGATAAAACCTGGCCTGAACTGCTTAAGTGGCATAACCTTATGCTGCATAAGCACTGGTTTGTGTGGGCCGCGACGACATATTCTTTTGCTGCGTACAAGACGCCGGAAATGCAAAAGAACTATAGGTTCACGGCGGCAACGGTTTCGGAACAGAAAACAGAAGCATTCGCCGGACTGCACAACGAAGGTAAATCCGTTATCGTCATATTTGACGAAGCGTCCGGCATTCCCGAAAAGATTTGGGAAGTTGCGGAAGGTGCGCTAACAGACGGTGAAGCTTTCTTTATCGCCAAGGGAAACCCGACGTTACCAGACGGAGAGTTTTATGACTGCTTTGACAAGAACGCCCGTCTGTATCGTACACGCCATGTCGACAGTCGTGAAGTCCGACACACAAACAAATCTGCACTACAAACAATTATCGATAAATACGGTATCGACAGCGATCAGGTTAAAGTACGTATCCGGGGGCAGTTCCCGACGCAGAGTTATAACGGGTTCATCGACCCGTCAGCCGTACATGCCGCGATGGACCCGGAGCGCGATAGCGTTCTTGACAGTAATGCCGCGCTTATTATGGCGGTGGACGTTTCGAACCAAGGCGGTGATGAAAGCGTAATCGGTTTCCGCCAAGGATGGGACGCCAGAAGCATATCACCGATTTATCTTGTAGGACTTAAGCATAGTCAACTTGTCGCCGCTGTGAAGAAAGCAGCCGACATGTTCAAGCCTGATGCAATCGTTATCGAATGCGTAGGTATTGGTATCCCGCTTTGCGACGATTTGCAGGAAGCCGGGTATCCCGTTATGCGGGCGTATCCAGGCGCGCCATACGAGATAGACTACGTTAACAACCGTGCGTATTGGTGGTCGCTTCTACGGGACTGGCTATACGAACCCCTAGCAACATTGAATGAAGACGACAAGCTATTCGACCAGTTGACAAAGATACAGTATCAGTTGCGCCGAAGCGACGGTAAGACGCTTATGGAAAGCAAAAAGGACATGCGCGACAGGGGCTTGCACTCTCCCGACCGTGCAGATATGTTGATGCTCACTTTTGCCGTTACGGTTAAGCGGCGCAATCGAAATCACGATGTTAATTCCCGGCGTAAGCGTATGTCCCTTGTCCAGGATGACCCGATGTTCGGCTAGGAGGCCGGTTCTATGAGCATTTTCAAAGCCCCAAAAACACCTGCCGTCACCGCGCCTGACCCGCTTCCGCCCGCCCCGACCCGCACCGACGCCGAGAATACCGCCTTGGCCGAAGAGCAGCGGAATAAGTTCGGTCGTACCGGGCGTGCGTCTACGATGCTGACAACGGGTCAAGGCGCTGCGGCGGTAACATCGGCAAGCCGGTATCTCGGTACGTCTGCAAGGACTTAAACTATGGCACGAATGGACGCACGGGACGTTGGCTTACTGTACAATGAGGCCAAAAGCATACGAAGCTTTCGGGAAAGCGATTGGCGTTTAGCGGCGGCATACTGCTTGCCACAGCATTACGGATCGTGGCAAACGGACGGTCCCGCCATGTACGGGCCGAACGGTCAATCGTCAGCACGGCGAACGGTGTTCGACAGCACGGGAACGCGGTCGCTTCCTAAATACATGGCGGTTCTGGAACGGCTTGCTACTCCAGCGGGGACGCGCTACCAGACACTTACCCCGTCTGATAAGTATCTTTTGAAAAGCCCTAGAGTACGCCAGTATTTTGACGATTTGACGGACCTGCATATCAAGTTCCGTGAGAACCCGGTGGCCGGTTTTCGTTCTGCGTCCAACGAAGTGTACGCAAGTATGGGTGTGTACGGGACGGGACCGTTGTTTGTTGGACAGCGCCCGAAGAACGCTATTCACCGTCTTAACGCCTTTATGTACAAAGCGTGTCCACTGCGTGACGTATTCTTCCTTGTTGATGCGAACAACGAAGTCGTAGCGGTATTCCGACGTATGTACATGAACGTGCGCCAGTTCAAGGCAATGTTCCCCGGTAAAGACCTTCCTAAAGCGATGGCGACGGAAGGTAATAAAGCAAGCCCGTCCGAAACGACGATGTTTGAATTTGTACATTACGTTGCGGTACGTGACTTGTCGGACTTTGACGAAAAGGCAATCGACCATAGACGTCATCCGATTTGCGCGCATTATGTGTGCATGACGGCTGATCCGGAATATGTAGGCGACGAAAGCGGCTATCGGTCCATGCCGTACCTGACGCCGCGTACGTTTACGATTGCAGGAGACGCTTACGGTTTCTCCCCGGCGCAAATGGCGCTATCGGCGTTAGGCGGTGCGAGCGCGATCAAAAAGGTTTATCTTAAGCAAGGCAACAAGGCGGCGGACCCCGTGCTGTTGTCGCATGACGACGGCGCGCTAAACGGCGAAATCGATCAACGTCCCGGAGCCGTCAATGCCGGTGGCCTCGACAGGCAGGGACGTGAACTTGTCAAGCCGCTACAGACGGGTAATTTCCAAGTCATTGAACGTCTCTTGGAAATGGACATTGAAGCAATTGAAGACTGCTTTTTCGTAACGCTGTTTACGATCCTGCAAGAACGTCCGGAAATGACGGCGACACAGGTTGTCGAGGAAGCCAGTCAAGTTGCGGCGATGCTTTCCCCGACGATGGGGCGTTTGCAATCGGAGCTTTTGGCCCCTACGACGTCCCGTGAAATCGACTTGCTGGACGAAATGGGCCTTATGCCTGAAATGCCTCCGGAGCTTATCGAGGCGCAAGGGGAATACGAGATCAACTATACGTCTCCGATGGCGAAGGGCGTATATGCGGAAGAGACAGCGGGCTTTATGCGTACGGTGGAAATGTCAATAGGCATTGCGACCGCGACGGGCGATCCGTCCGCACTCGACTGGTTTGACCTTGATACGGCCATTCCGGAAATATCTAGCAATAACGCCGTGCCGCAAAGGTGGATGCGTACGCTTGACAAAGTTCAAGCGCTGCGCGAAGACAGAGCCGACCAGCAAGAACAGCAATCCCTTATGCAGAATGCGGGCGGTTTGGCGCAAGCAGGTAAGGCGGCGGCTGAAATTCAGGAAGGCGCGGCACAGTGAGCGAACAAGACTTTATCGACCCGCAGGACGATCCGTTCGACCCCAACGTGCAGCGTAAAGCCGAAGAGGTTGAATATAACGTAGAGTTGACCAAAGATGAAAAGGTCAAAGAGTATATCAATCGGCGCGCCCTGGCCTACAAGCGGGTATTCGCTGACCCGAATAAATCGGAAGACGTCAAGGTAGTAATGGAAGACTTGGCTTTTTGGTCAAGAGCTTTCGAAACGACGTGGGACGCCAATTCCAAAAAGCAGGATTTGCTTGAAGGACGGCGCGAAACGTATTTACGGATAGCAAAGCAAACGCATCTGAGCTTTGACCAACTATTCAAAATTTACACAGATGCGCTAACGAGGACTGAGTAATCAAAATGTTCAAATCGTTTATCGGCCAGATGGCATTTGCGCCGGAAGGTGAAACGGGTAATGCGCCTCCAGTTGCGCCGCCCGTAGCGCCTCCAGCGCCAGCGCCTGACGCACACCCGGTAACAGCGCCTTGGGGCGGTACTGACGTGTGGAAGTTGGGCGAAGCCGGAAAAGAGCAGCCATGGTGGGGCGCTATTCCGGAAGGTGCCGTACG